ACACAAAGACCCCCTACTGATTCATACAAACTATCAAAATGTCTCTCCAGTATCTTTGTGACAGAGTTACCCCGTCATATGACTATCCATGTCTTGGTGATGTGGTAGCTAACTTTGAGACAGTGAACAGTGAGGTGGGTCTTCCGGTGAGCGTTTACGATGACCTTGAGTTTGAGGTTGCAGAGCACAGACATAGCCTTTCTTATAGGCAGACTCTTTATGATTTCTTGGATCAGGGTGAGATGCCATGGAGGTGGGGGCCACACATGTGGGGCTCCAGAGTGACAATGGATGAGCTTCCAATACTCAACCCTCTGATGCAGACTTTCCAGGGTCTCCCGGTGACTGACCTTATGGACTCTAGACTGCATTTCACAAGAAATGCCCTGAGCTGGCCTACAAATCACGTCTCTCTCAAAGCCTTCAGGATCCTCTATCCATGCAGATTCTCAACTTTCAGCTCAGCCAGGAGGGAGCTAGCAGAGTACATCTTTGAGTGCACTAAGGCCCCTAGCCTGGAGAAAGGGATAGTGATTCTGGCAGGAAAGGTGAGAGAGATGGCAGGAAAACTTGGAATTCATGAACGCTTAGTACCTTGCAAAGACATAATAAAGAGCATATGTATCCTCCAATTCATAAGGATGATGAAGGGTTTCCAAGTGGACAGGAACAGATCCATACTGTATGGTGGGGTCCTGATCCCCTTCATGCAGTCCTGTTCAGATGCCATTGCTAGAGACTTTCCAGGATTGGTCGCAGCTTGGATGCCACAGGCTGGAGGTGTCAACATCTTAGAGGCCAACCCATATGACTCGGGCATTTCAACGGACTCTGAGTTTGACTCTGACATAGAGGTATGAGCTGCCCATAGGTGTTTAGAAGCCAATTTCCCATCCCAAATTTTGATCCAAATTTTAAAAGCCAATTAGCGAACCCAAATTTAAAACATCCCCTCCCTTCCCCTCACAGGCAGCCTAAGCCATCTCTGTGAACTTCTTTGCAGCCTGCTCGACAGCTGGGGCCGGCTTGAGATTAGTGTCAATCACTCCTGCTGACTTCAGGATCTTTCTCTTCGCATCACTAGACAGGAACCTGCTATTAATTGCGGCATTGAGAGGCTGTTCAAAGCTTTTTGCCACCTCAGCCTTGGTTCTTGATCTGAGTGAAGGGTTGATCGTTCTTGAGAAAGCATCCAGAAACAGGCTGTGTGCTTTGACCAAAGCAGTCACAGTCTCCTCAGGCAGAGTGTTGTCAATCAGCCCACCAAAGCATGGATGCATCATGGGGCGAGGATATCCTGCAGACAGTTCATCCATGGCCGCTCCGGTCACAGGGAGGTAAGACTCCACCACTTTGATGGCCTGGATAGTCCATGCTGCAAAAGCAGAAGCAATCCTGGCCAGTGTCAGGTCATCGCGCCCCGGGTTTCCACTTTTAAGTCCGTATTTAGCCACAAGAGCCCTAAACTTTATCTTGCCAGAGGTAGACATCTTCTCCATGATTTTGGTTGGTTTATTGCCTCTGGTTAGAGCAATCACAATCAGTGTCTTCACATCTTCCTTCCACTTGTCACCCCCTTTCTCCTTAACCAACTCTATGACGCGAGCAGCATCATATCCCTGGTAAGCAAATTCCTTGACTATTTCAAGGATCAGGGTTGTGTCAACTGCCTCGCTGGCGAACTCAACCGCAATCTTTGCAAATTCCTCCTGACCAGACATGATTGTTAGCTATATCGTAAAGTAGGGTTCTTTGTGT